AGGGCTGTTTTCTCCAAATGTGATTTAATTGAAATCACGCTCCACCTTCAGTGTTAACCAAAGGAGTAAAAGGAAGAAGTTCAGTAACTAGTTAAAACCAGTCACCTAGGTCTTCCCACAGGGGTACGTGGATTGTCGAAAGACGTTCCACGGTACGACGAGGCATTGGAACCGTATTTCGGTATTCCAATTCGGCTGTCCCAATCTGCTTCAATCTAAAGAGAAGCAGACCCAAGCTATCTGTTTCAAGGATAGCTGGTCGATCGATCAAGGCGCGTACTCGAAATCCTTCGAATCCGCATTTCGCTCTTCTGGGGGGGTATCGAGAGTCAAAGGCTTCCGAGAGGTTGCCGATGATGCCGATGTCTCCACTGGTATGGGGGACGTAAGGAGTCTTTTCTCCAAGTCCACCAACCAAACGCTTCCAACACGGTAAAAGATTCCGATCACAGCCAAGGCGAGAAGCCCGGCGGTGAGCGAGAATCCTAACCATATTAGCAGCGCGAAGAGTCTTCCTATGATCGTCGAGTTTACCTTTGAGGTAAATGGGTTTGATGTCATAACCACTCCAATAAAAAGAACCACAAGATTCACGGAAAGGCGTAGAAGAGTAACTCTTCTCCACATTGACCGTGAATCCCAGGTCCTTTGAAAAGGAGCAATATGCATCATAAGCCTCAACAGGAATAATGACGTCATCTCCGTACACAGAAACTCTTGATGTATCGACGCCAACGTGTTCGCAGGTTGCGAGCGCGAGGGCGTAGAAAATCAGAGATTCTAGTTCGAAGGTGTAGCCATTCCCCATCGACGAGAATTTCTCGTAACGATGGAGGCTCCCGTTGATCTCGCCATAGCTCGATCTGAAGGCCCTCATCAGAGTCAACCAGTCGCCGGGGATAACTTCCTCGACTATGGCTTTGCTAACGGTATCTGAGGCGGCAGAGAAGTCGACAGTCGCAAGACTGTCGAACTTCGAGCCTTCCCAGGCACGTTGCTGATTATGACTTTGATGATTCAGATCTATACCGTTCCGACGAAGACGTCGACGAATCATAGAGCCAATGCCTTTTTGAAACCAGGAATTCATCCCGGGCTCAATGGCAATAACTCGATCCGTCTTCGCATTCTTCGGTACTGTAATGACCTTATTCCCCGGAACCACAGAAAAGCAGTCAGCTTCTCCCCACCAAAGGGGATAAGCGCTGCTGATCCATGGACCGAAGAAGGTCAGAGCTTCCGCTGTAGTTTGACGCTCAGCGTCAAACTTTTTGGGTTGAGTGCACATACTGGCTTTCACAGCCAATGTTGCGCCGGGTCCCCAGCCACAGCTTTCTACGAACTCTTCAGCGTCGAAATCACCGAGGAAACGGGCGATAAGCCCGCTCATCCTATGAAGGATGGCATCAGTACTTTTGTTTTCGAAAGTACGAGAGGCAATTCTTCGGTTAGCGATACGACACTGTGTCTCCGCGGACCAAAACCCTTCCATGGCGATTTTCTCTCTGTCGAAAGACGTTTCGAGAAAATCAGCTTTTGAAAGGATCTTGGAAGCAGACAGGCTGTCTCGTGCATCCGAAAGACTGTTATAGTCAGACGGATTCCAGGATAGTTTGGACAACTGATCGTGCTCGTTAGAGTCGAACAGCAGCCAAACCATCAGGGAGCGAGGACAGTCAAGAGCCGAAAGAAAGTCACGGACGAAAGTCCGCGTGGTCTTGCAAGTCTTAAAAGACATACTTTGCCTTAAGGTTAGAACCTAAGAGGAGTTGAACATTCCTTAAAAGGGAATGAATTCAACCAAGGAGACGGAGCATCAGTAGATGCTTTCGCCGTCCTTGATCGTGGCCAGGGCTGCAGTGGTATTCATCCACGCAGCTGCGAACGCACGCAAGTCACCACGAGTGGTGGCTTGCAGAGCGCCAGGCAGCACGAACTCCAGGTTCGCCACGGCTTGGAAAGTCTTGATCAGACCGTTGGCGTCAGCCACCTGAGCTGGAACAATGATGCGAACTTTGATTCGTTCGATGTCATTGCCCGACTTGGCGGGAGAACGACTGACGGAGATCGACTTGCGCAGGACGGGGTCGGCCTCATTGGTGCGGTACACGTAGACACTTCCGTTGCCCGTCTTCTCAGACGGGTTGAAGGTGGTGTTGGCGCCCGCGGCGTTGGCCAGGATGGTAGAAGCGAAGGTAGGCATCGCTGTTTTCCTTGTGGAAATTGAAAGTTAAGAACTCGCAGAGTAAACTCTGCTCCTGGGCTACTTGCGTAGCTTTTGCGAAGCAAGAGCGAGTGAGTTAATCGCTCGCGTCACCGACAACGGGTCATCTTCAATCTGAAGCGTGACCGTTGGAAGGCCAGGCAGAAATTTCCTCTGACACGAGACGTGGGTTGTAACCCACGCGCCCATGGTAGGAAGTATCTTGTAGCCATCGTTGGTGAAGCCGTGTGCTTCATAGACGAAACGACGACGTACTTTGAGAAAAGTAGTCGCCGTGACCCACTCGATATTGCAGCCTACAGGGGTGAGACGTGACTTGATCACATCGCCGACATTGGTAAACCAATCTGCGACGAATGACCAAGGCGTCAACTCCCATGCAAGACCAGCAATATCAGTGAGACCTAACTTAGCACCCAAAGAAGAGAGATACTCTGCACCTGTTCGGGCAGAGAGTCTAGCTTTAAGGATGTAAGTCAGTTCCCACTCCTCGTAGATACGATAAGTGCCTTGAGTCGTCTCAATAATCTGTTCTGAGAACGGATGATTGATAGACTTAGAGTACTTAACGTCTCGTTCGAGGTTCAAGCCTTGAGCAAAGATCTTCGCCATGCCGTCCAGGTCGGACAGCAGAGGTTGAAGACCAAAGTTATTGGCGAGAACCGCGTTCGAGATCTCCTTCCGGTTTTGCGGAACCAGGCGTTTGTACGCCTGTTTCAGCTTACCCTTCTTGAGAGCTACGAGACCCGCTGCAAGGTTTTTCACCATGTCGGAAAACAGATCAATTGTCTGTTTTCGCTCAGCGAGCATCTGTCCAAATGAAGTGTCGACGTCGAGTACCCGATTAAGGAACTCGGCGGCGGCTTCATTTTGCAGACGACCAAAGCGCCCATTGAAGTCTGATTCATCAGACGGCAAATAGGCAGGTACTCGCCCAGAATCAAATCCTCCGAAAGAATATCGCATGCCCACGGGACCGACAGCGGCACGTGTGAACCCAGGATCTCCTGGGAACACAGCAGTGATACTGTTAGAACCGTAATGCTTGAGAGTATTCTCTTCATAGGAAAATTCCTTGGGATGAGTATATACTTTGGTTTTCTTTTTCTTCAAGGCAGTAGACCGACCTGAAGAAGGTTTCTGCACCCTATACCAGGGTTGCAGAAGCTGCTTCGCACTCTTCGTCCGAATGGAAGCCAATTTCGGAGACTGAGTCCTCACGGACCGTTGCTCATTCATCACACGATGTTTAGATTCTTCAACAAACTCGTGAGTACCGAGAGTAAACTTCTGGCTTCCGCCAGGATAGTTGTTCTCGTACTCTTGAGTGTAGGTGAAGATTTTCTGATCATAGAGTGATGGCATGAGTGTCCCCTAGGATATTGAACCTATTTCCCTTTCATTAAAACGAAAGACTCCAGCGAACTGAAGTAAAAGTGCTACGATAACCTCGTAGCGGGCCTGAGCAATATGCTCGAACAAGCTCACCAGAAATGGTGTAACGGCTGCTTTGCCGGAACCGGACCCCCGTGGCGGGGGCCCGTCCAGTAAAAGTGCTACGATAACCTCGTAGCGGGCCTGAGCAATATGCTCGAACAAGCTCACCAGAAATGGTGTAACGGCTGCTTTGCCGGAACCGGACCCCCG